ACCGCAGTACGAGCGAGGTAGACGCCCATCGAGCCAAAGTCTTGGCTGTTGAACTTCGGACGCTTCACACCGCAGATCATCGCCTGCGCGAATCCCTGCTGGTTTTTGTAGTCATCCCAATCTTCCTCAATCGCTGGACGCATACCCCAAGCCCAACAGAGCGATTGCGCCCCCATGAGCACACACTGTGCCCACGGGACGTTACCGCCTGAACCGGCATCGGCAGCCTTCGGCATGAACTCGTGGGTCATGACGATCACTTGGTCGTAAACCGCAGCACCAGCGCGGAACAACGGGTGTTCGTCAGACCGCTCATAACACTCACGCGCAGCGGTGAGGTACGACGAATCTTGCTTAAGGTCGAAAAGAACATCTTCGTAGCAAAGGAGCACGAAGTACTCTTTGCCCTTGATGTTAATCGGCCGAATCGGGCTGAACGCACGATCGTTACCAGTCAACGCCAAGGTGCGGAGATACGAGAACAAACCAAGATTGATCTTGCTGTTCGTCGCATTGAGCGCACTCTTCGCCGTAGCAGCGGTAGTGGTTTTGGAAAGAACGCCCGAGCCGTCGCGGTACGCCACAAATGACGGCGTAGCCGTCAGAGCGTTAATGCAAAGCCGGTCAATCTTTTCTTTGCCCCACTGTTTCAACATCGCCTTAGCCTCATCGGGGACCGAGAAGGCGGTGCGCTTACGAGTCATCCGGCCCTTGACGACAACACCGTGACGGTATTGGTCAAGCGTAACGGCATCATCGTACATGCTGAGCGCTTCCTCGTTTCCTTTGAGGGTCGTATCGCCAGTCACACCAGAGCCCGAAAGACGCGAAACGAGACCAAAGGTGATCTTGTCACCCTGATCTTTTTCAAGCTCGGTCTTGACGTGAATGGCACTATTCTCGTCGCTGCCCATCATGCCGGAGGCATTAAAGAACGACAGCGGGAGAGTCTCTCGAAATACCTTCTCGGCCCACGCTTTCCTTGTAAGCGCGTTGGAGGTATCAACTGAAGTATATCCCATTTTAATTAAACTCCACTCTCAGCGCCCTAGCCCTTTCGGAGTAAAGCCTCTAACTGAGCATCACTCATCATGTGCACCGGAATGTTCTCAGAGTCCTGAGCGGTCGCGGCTACTCCACCTGACGCTGCTGTGACTCCCGGAATTTCCTTTGCCACGTTCTGAATCCTCTTCAGCGCCTCCTGGCTACCACCACGGAGTTGTTTGATCTCCGCTTGGAGTTTCTTAAACTCCGGCACCAAAACACGCAGATAGTTTTCAGCTTTGAGTCGTTTCGCTGCTTGTATCGTTGTGGTCGCGGGAACAAGCCAAGGGTTTGCCTTGAACTGTTGGACCACCTCAGGCGCAATACCATCCGACAAAAACACATTAGCAATCGCGTCTATCGGCGTTTCCTCAAGATCGACGTTCCGAAGAACGGCTTCCTGATTTTGCCGCGTGACCGCTAACTCCTGCTCGGCTTTTTCAACTTGAGCCAAGTGCTGCTCCGCTTCCCTAATTTTCAGAAGGTCTTTTGTACCTTCCACGGGATTCGTCGCCATCTTGTCCTCAAGCTGCGCGTTCGCAGATTGAAGGTATGTAGTGAGCCCTTGCTTTACTTCAGCTAACTTACTCGATTGACGCTTCGTTACTAACTCCAGCCCGTCGAGCTGGCGCTGTATTTTTTCCAGGCGCTCTCCAACATCAGCGTCACTACCGTCAGTCTTACGCGGAGTCTCCTCCGGCGTAGCGGCGGGCGCTGCGGGCGCGTCTGCTTTGACTTCGCTCTTCGGTGCCGGCGGCGGGGCCACGTCCTCGCTGTCCTCTGCTGCTTCCTGGCTTGCCAGAAACGCATCAATGTCAGCGTCAGAAGCCTCGTGCAACTCAACCATTTGAGGTGCGCTCGGCGTTTCAGTGGCTACACTTTGGCCTTCGGTCTCAGTCATATTGTTTACCCCTGCCTGGGAGCTTTATTGCCCTCGGTCCAGACAAAGGTATTGTTGCGATAAGTCCCGGCGAACGTAAGGCTATTGGGTCATCAATGCGGCGTCAGGAGAAGGCTGCGGCTGTTCCCCCTCCGGAGTTGGCTGCCCCACGGTCGGGGGGATTCCAAACCGCTCAGCCACGGAAGGAGGAATAATGTTCTTCGCCACCAGCGTCTTTTCGATCTCAGCATCCCCGGCCGTCGCAGTCGCCTGATTTGCTGCCTGCTGCTGCTCCTCGAGGCGAGCAAGTAACGCCTCCTTATCCTTTTCAGGCATGTCCGCGTACTGGAGAATCATTTCGGCCGGGATATCGACCCCCTTTGCCGCGAGATCAGTCAAGATCAGGAACGTCCCCAGTCTGCTCGTCGGACTGTACGCACTCTCGCCCACCACTAGGTCAAACTTCTCCAGGTCCGACTGCTCCAAAAGCTGCAAAATGTCGTCGTCAGTAAACTCGTCCAACGGAACACCCCCAATGCTCGGATTCATCGACGTTGACTGCGCCGACCGCACAATTCGCACCACTCGCTCTGCGGGATAGTATTTCTTTATGATCGGAACCAGTAACCGCCCAAGCCGAATCATCGCGTCACCCAACGAGTCAAACAAAAACTCGTTGCCGGTCATCTTAATCTGCTGTTTCTGCAAAATCGCAGCACCAGACTCGTTCGCCCCACCAGGCTCAGGCACCACATTCATGCCCTCATCCAAGAGTCGCTCTTGGAGCGCCATCAAATTTACAATCTCACTCGGGAACTTGGCGCCCTCGGTCTTAACGGGGAGCTTACTGAGGCTGTTGACCTCAAACATCGCACCAGGCTCAGCACTGGTCTCAATAAACCGCTTTAACTCATTGTCCGGGAACGTGTCGCGGTCGTAGAAGTAATTATACGACACCATCCGGTTGCCAATATCCGTCGCCTGACTCGCCAACTTGTTAATTAAAAGCTGACTGTCCTTGACCTGCTCGACCTTCCCCCAATACTGGCCGCGCTTTCGGTAGGCGTAGAACGGAACAAAGTAAAAATCATCGCTCGGGAGGTCCGCAGGATTCTCGTCGCTCAGTAAAACCTTACCGCCAGCCACTTTCGTGATCCGAATCTTCTTAATTGTGCGGTCAAAACGCACAAACCCAGGAATGGTGCTCGCTTTTTCTAGGTCAGCCTTGTTGTACTGCCACGCATTGACGTAAAAATCCTCCTCGATGTTTCCAATCACCGGGACTTTGACGTAGACATAGCGAGCGCACTCAATAACCAGCACACTTTTGCGCTTTAGATCAATGTACTGCCCAAAAATGTTCGTATCAACGCTATTCGCACCCAGCAACGTATCCTGCTGATTGCCAGGACGGGTCCTCTCAATACCATACGGCAGCCGATCAACGACCGTCGTGTAGGTATTCTTTAACTCCTCAGCCTTGTCAGGCCATAATTGCTGCGCTTTCGACAAGCTAAACCAGCGATACTTGCAATAACCCTCAGAATCGCTCGCATCAGCCTTATCAAACGGGGCATACACGCTCTGGTCCCAGGGGAACCGCTCAACAATCACATCCCCACGCAGATCATTGTCCCGGCTAATCCGAATGTTCCAGCTCCCCTTGCCGGCAACAATCAAATCCTCGAAACTCTCACTCCGCTCACGCCAAAAATTACACTTATCAAGAAGCTGTTTTACAAGAATGTTATACAGGTCAGCCGCTTTCTGATCGCCAGCCTCCTGCGGAACAAACCGGATGTCCGTCCTCTGCTTCCTCTCAAAGCCGCTGAGCGTATCAATCTTATTCGCAATTCGGTTGATCGTTAAACACGCCCGTCCCTGAGCATTTAACGTCTGACGATCCGAGTCGTTCCACTGCTTACCGGACCGAAAATCCTCGCTCGCCTGTCCAGCCTCAATGCTGGGCTTGTCGTACTCGTACCAAGTATTGAAACACTCCAGCACCTCGGACACGGTGTCCCATTCATTCTTGTCCTCAGAGGCGATGCTCTTTTTGACTAACGGAATATCCTCGCCATGATCGTGCACATGACCATCAGGGCCAGGACTATAGGCCCAATAACCAGGCTGCGCTGGCTGACCAGGAATGACTTCCCCCGTAACAGGATCTTGACTCGGAGGAATCTCCTCAGTCGGCGGCACCCACTCGACTTGATGCACATGCCCGTTCTCTTTGTCCGCACTCGTGATTCCGTAGCCACGCTCGTCATTTAGAAAAACAAGATGGTAGTGGTCCCCAAATACTGTCGTTCGCTTTAGACTTTTCATCAGACCACTAACCAACGATTCGGGTTACGCTGCCGCTGCCACTTGTCAAGCCACGCCTTGCGCTTGACTGGCTCATCACTTGGTCGAGTACCAAAGCGATAGCCTTTGAGCAGGTCGTACACATAACTCAGGGCATCGAGCCCGTCGTCATGCCAGTACGGGAACTTCTCCATCTCAGACTTCAATCTGGCCCGGTACACCTCAGGCACAGACCGCGAGATATGAACTTTCCCGTTGTTCAACGGCCAAACCAAATTACTCTCAATTCGATTCGCCTTCGACCTACCGCCAGGACGCAAAGTTACTAACGTCCCGTCCTCAATGCTAAGGTACTTACCCCTGGAACGTAAGGCATTTAGGACGTGAACTTCTGTCGTCGATAACGCAACCTTCTCAACTCCAAGCTGTAAAATTCTTCCGTTCCGCGAGTACATCTCAACAACCTCCCGAATCGCCTCCTCATACCCCATCTCGCGAATCAGCAAGTCTTGAATGTAAATGTCGCTGGCTCCGAGATCGTCTCGGTACGGGTCCACACCAATGACAGCCATCGCCCAACAGTCGCCAGTCCTATCCCGCCGCTCCCCAGCCGGGTCCACCACCATAAAGCGGTAGAGGCGATCCGGTACGTCCGTGGGGGACACCTCCCGAAGAAAGTCTGGAGAGAGTCGTTGTATCTCCACCGGGGTCGGGTTGAGCAGTTGCTGGCTAGAGAACTTCCGGCGATTCTGCTTCAGCTCGTCCAAATACTCCTGGCTGATGAAGACTGGCTTCCCATTCCACGCACCGTCCTCAGTCGCCGGCTTCAACCTCAAATGATAACTCGGGTCCCCGTTCGGCTTTTTCCGATTCCGTAACATCGAAAGCAAATCCTCGTGGTGGTACGGCGTCCCAATTATCCACTTCTTCCCACCGTCCTTACCTAAGTTTTCAGACATATCAAACCGCTCCTTCAACTTCTCAATCGTCTCAGGATTGTCCGCTATATCCTCCACCATCACGTCATCGTAGATCCTCAAGCTAAAGTGCATACCCGTCGGCATCGCTTCCAATAGCCCACTCGCCATCAAGGTCGGCTCCTTTTGGAACCCCTTACGCCTCACAAATATCCCACTCTCCTCACTCCACTTCACCGCCTCGACATGAGGCTCCCGATACAAAATGTCAGGAAACGCCCACTTCAAATACTCACTCGATTCCAACGTGTACTTGACCTGCTGAAAGAACTTGAGCGCAGCGGACTTCGTATAGCTA